GAGCAGGGCCGGCGCACTTGATGATGAGGATTTGAAGCGGAAGGTGGCAGCGTTGCAGGCTGGTGTCAGCGCGCATTTCGTATCGCGAGGGCAGGCCATACCGAACCTTGACCGGTGCCTGCACTGGCTGACGTTGGGCTACGGCCCGGGAACAGTGCTCGCGGCCATTGAGGCGGTGCTCAAGCGGGGCAAACCGATATCGACGCTGGATTACTTCGACGGCGCCATCAAGGACAGGCACGTAGCTGACGCTCCGACGGCTGCATTGGTCGACACAATGGCTGATTGGTATCTGATCATTGAAGGAACTCCGGAAGAGGCGTGTTGGCAGCAATACACGCGGGAGACCACAAAGCGGCCGATGTTCATCTGCGATCAGATTCATGAAGGGCGGACTGTGCGAGGTGCCAAAAAGCCAACGCTCTTCCCGCCAGGCTTCAATGATTTCGGCGAGCGCATCAATCCAGCATCAGAGGAGCATGCAGCCTAATGTGGACAGATGCGGAAGCACGAAAGAAGCACTGCCCTTTGATCAAATCGGCGTGCGTTGGCGTGAACTGCATGTCTTGGCGGTGGACTGACGAGCGCGTTCCGCTTGTCCGTGAGGAAATTGTGGCCGCGAGATCTGCGTATGGAATTGCGGCGGCGTTAAAGCCGAGGACCTTCAAGCGAGGATACTGCGGCGCATTTGGAGAGCCGTCGGCGCTTCCTGAAACTGATCAGGCAGAGGAACACGCAGCATGACGGACGCCGAGCTTAGGGAGTTGGCCGACAAAGCGCAGGCTGCTTACGACGCAATGACGCCGTCGCAGAAGCTTCGGCACGACTACATGCAGAAGCGCTCTTTTGCGCGTGGAATGGCGCCGTGGAAGGTGAATGTCTCGACCTACTACGATGCGATCGATCGGATGATGCCAGACGAGAAAGAGTTGACGGACGCCGAAATCGGTTTGGCACTGATCGGTAAGCTTACTCGCGCAAAGGACCAGACAGCATGAGCGATCGCGTGGAGCGGGTAGCGAAGGAGTTGTTCTTCTGGATGTATGGCCATCGTCGCTGGGATGAAGCAGATCCAGTAACTCGGGACGATGCATGCGAGGCAGCACGCGCAGCGATCGAAGCCGCCGGCAGCGAATTCAATATCGCCAAGCTTGAATTGGGGCCGCGTGACGTCCTGGTGGTGAAGACCGCCTATCACATTTCAGACGAAACGGTTGCGCGCGTCCGACAATACGTCTCCGAACAGGCCAACATCAGTAATGCGGTTCTCGTCATCCAACCTGATTTGGATTTGGCTGTGCTGACGCGGTCTGAAATCGAAGAGCGCGTGGTATGAAGAGATTCTGGATCGCTGGGCTCGTTTTATCTTCGCTGATGCTGGGATATGTCACACACAGCGTTTTCGGCGAGCGTCCGCAAAAGCTAGGTGGTTTCATTGGATGCGAAGGCGGTTGGCCAGCGATCAGGGATATCGAGATAGATCTTCGTACCATGAATATTCCAGAAGGTGAATCAGTGATCCGGATAGAAAAGGACTGGTGCAAGCAATGACAGCGGCTGTAGGCGCGTTATTCGATCAGCGTCCTCACTCCTGTGCCGGTTGCCGGCACTGGAACGTCAACAGCCCGACTTCTCCAAATGGCTACATCGAGGCGCAATGCCTTCAGCCAGCCGACGATCGCTATCAGACTATGAAGCGAGCGTCTGATTACTGTTCAAAATGGGATGTGAGGTACGCAGCATGACTCTATCTCAGCGCGGTTTGTCGGTTCACATCAATCGGTCCGTTTCCTGGATTAGGAAGCAGGGCAATACGGTCTTCACTCAATGGGTCCGGGAGAATGGCGCTTATGTGCAGCGGCCGGAGTATTGGAGGCGCTGCTGCTACGCGGACGGCAGGCTGTCCTACTACGAGCTTGCTCCGCATGGCTGGAAACCAGAACCTATTTTGAAATAACGCCAGCGTATCCGGCGCATCACAATCCAAGGGGATACGAATGGCGAAGTGTCTTACGGCTAAACAGCGCAAGGTTTGCGACCTGATGGCGAAGGGCCTGACTAACAAGGAAATCGCCGCTGCAATGGGTATCAGTGAATGCACGGTAAAATCACATCGCATAGTCGTGTTCGAAAAGATGAATGTCAGAAACGCTGTCGAACTCGTTAGGAAGCTACTTTTGGTTGAAGGGAAATTAGCGCTATGAGCGAGATGGTCGAACGGGTAGCGAAGGCCCTTTATTCGGAATACCCCGAGGACTGGGACGACGCACTGCGCATCGTCAACAAAACATTTGGTGGCGATGGCTTCATGAATAAGCATCCGGATACTTGGGCCAACTATAAAGCAGAGGTGGATGAGGCGCGAGGTAAGGCCCGCCGCGCGATAGAGGCCATGCGGGAGCCGACGGAAGCGATGTGCATGGCTGCAGACGCTCTCGATACGATCAGTGGAGGCGTGCTGATGACGCCAATACCAGCCAAGGCGTGGGAAGCCATGATCGATGAAGCTTTGAAATAAGGAATCCGCTATGATGGCGATACAGCAATTGAACGATCCGCAGCCCGTGCCGCCTCCGATCAAGGACGCGCCTTGGTACGTCATGCTCACGCAACCGCAGCAGGATCTGACGACGGTGTGGCGGCTTCACGAACTCGGTCTAGAGATGTTCGTTCCGGTAATTCGGAGGCGTGTGAAAACCGGACGCATCGGAAAGAACGGCCACAAGGTTACGCGCGTGATCGCGAAGCCGATGTTTCCAGGCTACGGATTTTTGCGCTACGGATCCGCGCTTGGATCCGCCTTGTCGACGCGAGGGATCCGAGACTTCATGCGAAACGAGAGCGGCGATCCAGTCAAACTACCGCATTCAGCGGTTCTAGCCGTCTTCCGAAAGCAGATGGAAGAGCAGCAAATCTGGCTCGAAGCGAACCGGTCGCGCCGCGGCGTCATGTGGAAACGAGGCGATTCCGTCCGCGTCGACCAAGACGGCGGCGCCTATGCGGGCCTCGTTGCGACCGTCGACAAAGTCGACAGCAAGGGTCGGATTGAGATATTGTTGGGTATGATCCGCCATAAATTGCCGGCTGACATGGTGGTTGCTGCCTAGAAGCAAGATTTTGAAATATCAAATATAAAAATCATCAGGGTATGGCGAAGGACATTCATGGCACATCCAATTCCAAAGGAAGCGCTTGACGATCGGCTGGCGTTTGTCGGAACCGCAGGAAGCGGTAAGACCTACAATGCAGGCAGTTGCGTGGAGCGGCTCCTGGCCTCAAAGGCCCGCGCAGTCATCATCGATCCGCTCGGCGTCTGGTGGGGACTGCGGCTCAAAGCCGACGGCGAAAGCCAGTCGGCGTTCAACGTTCCCATCTTCGGCGGGCTGCATGGCGACTTGGCCCTTACCGAGCACGCCGGCGCGCTGATCGGCGAGACCGTCGCTGGAATGGCGGAAAGCTGCATCATTGACCTTAGCCAGATCGGCACAAAGGCCGGAGAGCGTAGATTCATGCTGGCATTTCTGACTGCTCTCTATCGGGGCACGAGCGACACCCAGCTCCACCTCGTGCTCGACGAGGCGGATATGTGGGCGCCGCAGCGCATCCTCGATAAAGAGGGCGAGGCTATGAAGCTGCTCGGGATGATGGAAACCGTCGTCCGCCGCGGTCGCATCAAGGGTTTCATTCCTTGGATGATTACCCAGCGGCCCGCCGTCCTGTCTAAGAACGTGCTTTCTCAGGTCGATGGGCTCGTTGCGTTCAAACTCACGTCGGTTCAGGACCGTGACGCGATCGGCGATTGGGTGGAAGGCCAGGCAGACAAAGGGCAATGGCGCGAATTGTGGGGCAACATGGCGACTTTGCCGCGCGGCGAGGGCTTGGTCTGGATTCCAGCCCGTAGCATCCTCAAGACGGCCCAGTTCCCTGCCAAAGAAACGTTTGACTCGTCGCGAACCCCGAAGCGCGGCGAGAAGAAGCATGACGCCACCTTGCGTCCGCTCGATTTGGGCAGGCTCAAGGACCGACTGTCCAAAGTGGAAGCCGAGACCAAGGCGAACGACCCTAAGGCGCTGAAGGCTGAAATAGCTCGGCTCAAAGGGGATCTAGCGGGTAAGGCGCCGGCAATCGACCCGCAGGCGGTCGAAGAGGCGTATCAGAACGGGCTAGCGGAAGGTCTGGCACGCGGCGAGAACCGGGCTAAGGCGGCACTGGAAGCTGTTCAGAGCCGCCTATCCGATGCGCTGGCCGTGGCTGCGGCCTCGATAGAGTCGTTGGATAGCCCCATGCCGGCCGCCCCACCCCGGCGGCAAGTCACCGCGCCGCCGGCTCGCGCCGCTGCTCCGTTGGCAGCCCGGCCGCAACGGGAGGCTGACGCTACCGAATTGACCACGCCGCAGCGGCGTATTCTGGCTGCGCTGGGATTTTGGAAGTCGATCAACCATGAGCGTCCGTCGCGCGCTCAGGTCGCCGCGGTTGCGGGCTACGCTCACACGTCCGGTTCGTTTCGGAATACGATCAGTAGCCTGAATGTAGCTGGATTAATCGCCTCTCCGGCATCTGGGCTGCTTTCCTTGGCCACAGGGCAGTACGATCATCTGGATTCGGCTGAGGCTCGCGCGAAACTGCACTCGATATTGGGTGGACCTGAGCGGAAGATTGTTGATGCGCTGATGCGGTCGGGCGCGGCTTCGCGCGAGGAAGTTGCAGCGCGTGCTGGATATGAAGCGACATCAGGGAGCTTCCGCAACACGCTGAGCAGCTTGAACGTCCTAAACGTCGTCACAAAGCCGTCTCCTGGCTATGTGCAATTGACAGATTGGGCTCAGGAATTGTTGGCATGAGCATAATTGAACTCTTCCTCATAGACCCGCATGCGCTCAGGTACTTCGGCATCATCCGGTTCTTGGATATGCCGGGATATTTTCCGCAGCTAGCCTGTGAACAACCGCAACAAATAGTTGCCACCAGGCGCCAAATCACCTAGGCGTGAAACTTCAGAGTCGGTGGGATTTCACTCCGTTTCAAGCGGCAGGAGGTCCGTCCACCGCACCGGCATTCGTCCGGTATTCTGGGGCACGAACAGTGCCCCGCGCGCCGCGTTTTTCAATCTCCGCCGATGTCATTTGAGCGCGCCGAATAGACATCGGCTACCCAATCCAAAAATCGTCACGTGAAACGTAGGTAAACATGCCTGACGTAGACGAAACCAATGTAATTCACGTCATTTTCCGCAAGAAGACAACGGATGGCGGAAAGTACCGCATCCTTCGGCGCCGAAAGGCAGCCAAAGACGATTTAACGATGGATCATGCCGATCCTGAAATGCCATCGGATGTAGCGCCATGAGCCTCGGTCTTGCGTTTTGGGTGTTGATGCTGGTGTGGCTCTGTTTCTCGCTGATGTCTTTCGGCGGAATCGGTGGTCCCTACATGCTGCGCGCTGGTGGCCTGCTCGAGTTCGTTCTCTTTCTCATCGTCGGCTGGAAGATTTTCGGAAAGCCCATCCAGGGCTGATGCCTAAGCCTCTTGAGCGCAGGGAGCGCAACAGGGAGAGCGATAGCCGGCGCCGGCGGGCCAAGCCATGGAGAGCATGGTACGGCACGGCTAGATGGCAGGCTAAGCGTGCTGCCCAGCTACAGGCAGAACCACTGTGCCAACGTTGCCAGGCTAAGGGTCTGGTAGTGCCAGCCACGGTAGCGCACCACATCACTAGGCATAACGGTGATGCTCAACTGTTCTGGTTCGGTAAGCTCGGCTCTTCCTGTGCTCCATGCCATGACACGGTAGAGCAGGCCATAGAGGCAAGAGGATACGAGGTGGGTAGCGACACTGATGGTCGACCCGTCGCATCCGACCATCCATGGAACCTCAAGAGGTAGTGTGATGATGCGACGCGCTCATCACACAAAATAATATTTCTCGAAATAAAATTTCTCGGATGGAACCGGGGGGGGTGGTCCGGAACTTTTTCAGCCTCACCTTCCCCACCGGCGACCAACCTGCATTTGCATCGGGAAGTGAATTCAGAGGCGACCCATATAGAAATCAAACCGGACCTAACTGTAAAACACTGATTCTCATAAAGTAACTCCGATGTTTGATTGTTTCAAAAACGAGCGAAATCAAAAACCACATGCCAAGAGGCGGTAGACGCGAGGGAGCGGGGCGAAAGCCCAGCACTCCGGAGCCAAAGCATCCGCGGCGACCGATCGTAGCGAACCCGACCCTGTCGGTAGTGGATGGCCTGGCCGAGCCGGACTGGTCATCTCAGTTTGATGACGAGTTGGACCAGGAGTTAGCCCGGCAACAGTGGCGGGTCATTGTCGGGGAACTCAAGTCTTCCGAAAAGCTGGCGAACGCGAACGAGCGCCAGGTCAAACGTTTGATCGATTGCTACGTGCTCTACGAAATCGCGATGCGGCATGTCGCGGAAGAAGGCGCTGTGTTCCCCCGGAAGGGCAAGAAGCAGCCGGCCTACAATCCATGGTTCACGGTTTTGAAGGACGCGAATTCGATGGCGTCGGCGGCTGAAGCAGAGCTGACGATCACGCCGCGTCGACGCAACAATGGCGGAAAAGTCCAAAGGCAAAAGCCGTCGGTTATCGGCGGCGGATACCTCAAGTCGGTTCCCAAGTGATCCTGTTACTCGATGGGCGCGCGACGCTGTAGAAGGCCGCCTTGTTGTCGGTGAGTTGGTCCGGCACGCCGCTGAGCGGCATCTAAAGGATTTGGTCGACGGCGAGAGCCGGGGAATATTCTGGAAGGCGGAACGCGCGATTCACGCGTTGGGATTCTTTCCGGCGGTGCTGCCGATCACGGCGGGCGCCAAAGCCGGCGAGCCGTTCCATCTTCTGCCATGGACCGGGTTCTGTGTGGGCTCGCAGTTCGGATGGCATACGGCCGACGGGCGGCTACGGTTCACGAATAGCTGGTGGGAGACGGGAAAAGGCCAAGCGAAGTCGCCGGCTATGGCTGCCGTCGGTCTCTACCTCATGGGCTACCGCGGCATTCCGCGCGCGGAAATCTACGCAATCGCTTGGGATAAAGAACAAGCGAACGTTTTGTTCAAAGATGCCGTCTCGATGTGTCGAGCGCCGATACCGGGAACAGATCCGGACGATAACGATACGCTCGAGGCCAGGACCGAAGTCATTATCCGCGGGCGCCTCGACCACGCTTGGCGTATCGAGCATCCGGGGACCGGATCAAAGTTTCAGTCGCTGGCGAACGGCGACGCGATATCCGGGCCGCGGCCGACCGCGGTTCTGGCTGACGAGATCCACGAATTCAAGAACGCCGAGGCAATCGAGCTTTGGAAGCGCGCTATCGCCAAGATGCCGGGCGATGCGATCATGCTCCTGGGAACGAATACGCCAGCCTCTACGCAGATTGTTGGGTCGCAATATAGCGACTTTTACCAGAAGGTCGTTAAGGGCGAGCACATAGACGACACGGCGTTCGGTTTCATCGCGCGCGTCGACAAGGAAGATAAGCCGTTCGAAGACGAGTCGTGCTGGCCTAAATCGCTTCCGGCGCTCGGCATCACGTTTCCAGTCGAAAACATCAGGCGCGAGGTCAACACCGCAAAGATCCTGCTCTCGACCAAGATGTCGGTGCAGCGTCTCTACTTCGGAATTCCGGTTGGCTCTGTTGATTTCTGGATTGCTGAAGAGGCATGGGCAGCCGTTCAAGGCGCCGTCAATCTAACGGCGCTGAAGAAATGCAAGTGCTGGCTGTCTCTCGACCTTTCGCAAAAGAACGACTTAACCGCGCTCACGGCGGTTTGGATCGACGGCAGCGGACATCTTTGGTCAAAGACTTGGTACTGGACGGCAAAGGACGGGCTGCACGAACGGGCACTTTCTGACAATGCTCCGTATGAGACTTGGGCGGAAGATCCGGCAATTGATCTAACGGCCGTGCCGGGACCGGTCATCGACAAGACGTTCGTGGCAGCGCAGGTCGCTACGCTTTGCGCAGAGTATGACGTTCAGTTTCTGGCGTTTGACGTCGCCGGCATCGCAGACTTCATCGCGGCTTGCGACGATATCGGATTTCCGGTTTGGAAATTTGAGGGCAAGGACAAGCAAGAAGGCAAGGGCCTCAAGCTCGTACCGCACGCGCAGGGTAAGCGCAGGATGTTCGAAGAGCGGCAGCTAACTATGCCGACTTCGATTGAGCGATTCGAAGACAAGATACTGAGCAAGGGCATTACGATAGAGGCTTCGCCCGTCACCTATATGTGCGCGGCGAACGCGATGATTGATCAGGACGCGCAAGCGAACCGGTGCTTCGACAAGAAGCGATCCAGAGGCCGCATCGACGGCATCGTTACAAACGCAATGGCTGCTGGCGCCGCTCTGGCCGACTTTGAAGCGAAGAAGCCGACGTACAAGCTTTTCTTCGTCTGAGGATTCCCAAATGAACCGAGCCTATGCCGTCATCGACGTTAAAAGCGTCGACGAAGAAAAGCGCATAATCCGCGGTACGGCCACGACGCCATCTCCGGACCGCGTCGGGGACATCGTCGAGCCGCTGGGGGTCGAGTTTAAAAACCCGATGCCCTTGCTTTGGCAGCACAAGAGCGACAAGCCGGTTGGCACCGTGACGTTCGACAAGCCCACCAAATCCGGCATCAACTTCGAGGCAAAGCTGCCGACGCCAAAAGAATCGCAAGCACTCATCGATCGTGTCGCTGAAGCTTGGGAGTCCGTGAAGCTCGGACTTGTTCGCGGAGTGTCAATCGGATTCCGTCCTCTCGAATATTCCTTCATGGACGATGGCGGAGTTCGCTTCGTTTCCAGCGAAGTGATGGAATTGAGTTTGGTGACCATACCCGCCAACGCGGACGCCAACATTCAAACGATCAAGTCTTTCGATGCCCCTCTGCTCGCCGCGACAGGCAAACAGCAGAAGGATAGCGACCGTCCGACCCCTCCCGCGTCTGGGAAATCAAAGAAAACCCCAATCGTGAAAGCCCTGGAGGGCAAGACAATGAAGAAGTCATACGCGGAGCAGATTGCTTCGTTCGAAGCCACGCTCGCGGCGAAGTCCACTGAAATGGACGAGATCCTCGAGAAGTCGATGGAGAGCGGCGAAACGCTCGACGCCGAAGGCAAGGAAAAGTACGAGACGCTCAAGACCGAAGTGAAAGAGGTCAGCGAGCATCTCACCCGCCTGCGCGAAGCCGAGGAGCGCAACAAGAAGGCAGCCGTTGCCGCGGCCGGCTCTTCGCACAAGGAAGCCTCGGAGTCGCGCAGTGGCGTGTCTCACGTTAGCGTGCGAACTGCCAAGGCCCTGCCGAAAGGCTATGGCTTCGTCCGCCTGCTCGGCGCGCGGTACATGGCCAAAGAAAACAACATGCCGGCGCATCTTATCGCTCAGTCGAAGGGCTGGGGCGATGACATCGTCGAACTGCTGAAGCTGCCTCACTCGGACGTCGTCAAGGCCGCCATGGCGCCGGCAAGCACCACGGACTCGACTTGGGCCGGTCCGCTGGTTACCTACAACAACCTGCAGGAAGAGTTCATCGAACTGCTACGGCCGTTGACGGTGATCGAGCGTATCCCCGGCTTGCGCCGCGTGCCCTTCAATATCAAGGTGCCGCGTGAGACCGGAGCGACGACGGCCTACTGGGTTGGTCAGGGTTCGCCCAAGCCGCTCAGCCAGGGCGCCTTCGACACGGTGACGCTGGACTTCTCCAAGATCGCCGGCATCACCACCATGACGCAGGAACTGCTGAAGTTCTCACGTCCGAACGCGGAACCGATCCTCATCAACTCGCTGACGAAGGCGATTGCATACCTGATGGATCGCGACTTCCTGGACCCGTCAAAGGCGGTTTCGACCGGTGTCTCGCCGGCTTCGATCACCAACGGCGCGACGTCGATCACGGCAACCGGCACCACGACTGCCGCGTTCCGAACCGACTTCGGCAGCCTGATCTCGCAGTTCTCCCTGAACAACAACGGGAGCCTTGCGGACATCGTCATTCTTATGAGCCAGACGCAGGCTCTTCGTCTGGCGCTGATGCGGAATGACTTCGGGTCGAAGGAATTCCCGGATCTGTCCAAGGAAGGCGGATCGATCGAAGGCTTCCCGGTGGTCGCGTCGGAAAACATCGTCGCGAACGGTGGCTCTCCGACGGACGGTTGGCCGATCGTGGCGATGCGCGCGAGCGATATCTTGCTCGCCGACGATGGTGCGGTAGACGTCGATATCTCGACTGAAGCCTCACTGCAGATGGAAAGCGCTCCGGACTCGCCGAACACGGCGTCGACGGTGATGATGTCGCTCTGGCAGAACAACCTGGTCGGCATCCGCTGCGAGCGGTTCATCAACTGGCAGAAGGCTCGGTCGACATCCGTTTACTACATCACCGGCGGCAACTATCGCGAGTGATGCGGCCTGAATAAGAGCGGCGGGCTTCGGCCCGCCGTTTCCTCTTGGAGGACGTAAGATGAAAGTTAAGATGATCTCGACCCGTCAGTGCTACATTCCGTCCGAACTTCGCGAGGTCGGGCCGAATACCGAATTCAAGGCCGCGGATGATCGTGAAGCGCGGCGCCTGGAGCGGCAGAAGCGCGCAACTCGCGTAAACGAATCGAAACCAGCGGCTCAGCCCGCCGCGGCACCGGCACCAGTAGCGAGGCGGAGGACGCTTTCTCTCAATGCCGATGGCGGTCAGGCGAACGACAAGACGCTGGACACCGCGTCCGGATCGTATTCACGCCGGGATATGCGGGCCGAGGGCGAATAGTTGCGTCTTTTCGGCTACGAGATTGCTATCGGCAAGGCTGCGCAGCCGGCCAACCTGCAGCGCCCCTTGTCGCGCGGTCGGGAATGGTACGGGCTGACCATACGAGAGCCGTTTACCGGAGCATGGCAGCGCAATCAGGAGCAGACGGTCGAGAACGTCATGGCGTTCAGTCCGTTGTTCCGGTGCGTCACGCTGATTGCTTCCGACGTGGCTAAGAACCGAATGATGCTGGTCGAGGAAGTCGACGACGGCATTTGGGTAGAGAGAAAATCCGGCGCATTCTCGCCAGTGCTTCGTTCTCCGAACCATTTCCAGACCCGCCAACAGTTCCTCGAAAGCTGGATGATTTCCAAGCTAGGTCACGGCAACACATACGGGCTGAAACAGCGCGACGAGCGCGGTGTTGTCGTCGATATTTACATCCTCGATCCAATGAGGACGAAGCCGCTGGTGGCGCCGAATGGCGACGTCTATTACGAGCTTCGTGCGGACAATCTTTCTTCCATTCGGGAGACGGTGACGGTTCCGGCCAGCGAGATCATTCACGATCGCTGGAACACCCTGTTTCATCCGTTGGTGGGTATTTCGCCGATCTATTCTTGCGGGCTCGCCGCGGTTCAGGGATTGGCGATTCAAAACAACTCGACGACTTATTTCAGTAATGGGTCGACGGCGCCTGGCATCCTCACGACGCCGAATGAGATCGACGATATCAACGCGAACCGGATCAAAGACCATTGGGAGGCCAACTATATGGGCTCCGGAAACGGCAAGAAGGTTGCCGTTCTGGGGAATGGGTTCAAGTTCGAGCCCATGAGTTTCAACTCGGTGGACTCTCAGCTTGTCGAGCAGTTGAAGGGCTCCGCGGAAAGCGTCTGCACGGCGTTTGGCGTTCCGGGCTACAAGATCGGCGTCGGTGCGGCGCCGACTTACAACAACATCGAAGCGCTGCGTTTGGAGTATTATGCAAGTGCGCTGCAGCAACACATTGAGGCGATTGAGGCTCTGCTCGATCAAGCGCTGGGCTTGGACAAGATTGTAGGGAAGACATACGGCGTCGAGTTCGACCTAGACAACCTGCTGCGAATGGATACCGCGTCGCTGATAGAAGCTGAGGCGAAGGCTACCGGCGCCGGTATCAAGGAGATCAACGAAGCCCGACGGCGTCTCGGTCTCGGGAAAACAAAGGGCGGCGACTCCGCGTATCTCCAGCAGCAGAATTATTCGCTCGCCGCTCTGGCGAAACGCGACAGCCAAGAAGACCCGTTCGGTACGAAGCAGCCGGCCGCGTTGCCTGCTCCGAAGCCGGCAAATGCCGACGACTCGACAATCGACGATGCTGCAAAGGCGCAGCTCGCCGCGTGGAGCCTGCAAAAGTCGCTAGACTCTCTGCCGCTGCCAAAACTTGCGGCCTAGCGCTCCTTTCAAGGACCGGACATGGATCATCGCGACATAGCCGTTCTTATGGACGGCATAGCGCCGGTATTGCGCGGCTATGTTGAGAAGGCGTTTGAGCCGATCGGCGCGCGTATGCTTGCTCTTGAGAAGAGGTTTGCTGATCTGCCGGTACCCCGCGATCCAGACCCGGTCATGATTTTGCAACTGGTCGAAGAGACAGTGGCAAAGATTCCGCCGGCACTTCCGGGGAAGGATGCTGATCCAGCGCTGGTCGCGGAGCTTGTCGATAAGGCCGTGGCCGCGTTGCCGGTTGCCAAGGATGGCGAACCGGGGCCGGCCGGTCCTCCCGGCGTTGATGTGGACCCGGTCAAAGTCGCCGAGTTAGTTTCGGAGGGAATGGCTACCCTTGTCGCTGACGAGGTCCGCAAGACTCTGGAAGTCTGGCCTGTGCCGAAGGACGGCGCGCCGGGCGAGCCGGGCAAGAGCGTTACGGTCGAAGAGTTGGCTCCGCTGATTGCCCAAGAGGTCGCCAAGGCCGTATCCGTGATCGAACCGCCCGCGGTCGATTGGTCCGAAGTCGACAAGATGATCGGAGACAAAGTTTCCGACGCCGTCGACGCGCTGCCGCCGGCCGCGCCGGGCAAGGACGCAGATCCGGACCTGGTCAAGGAGATTGTCGCCAAGGCTATCGCCGCGCTGCCGCCCGCTAAGGATGGCGCCGACGGCAAAGAGGGCGTTCCGGGCCGCGACGGTCGGGACGGTCTGCCGGGCGTCCAGGGCGAGAAGGGTCTTGACGGGCGCAACGGAACCGACGGCAAAGATGGCCTCGGGATTGACGACTTCGAAGTGAAGGCGCTCGACGACGGCCGAGCCTTGGAATTCTCGTTGAGGCGGGAAGGTGCCGAGCCGGTAGTTAAGAGGATCGACCTTGCAACGGTGCTGGACCGCGGCGTTTGGCGCGAGCAGGGCTACGCGAAGGGCGACGGCGTTACATGGGGCGGCTCGTTTTTCATCGCTCAGCGGGCCACAGAACCGCATGAGAAGCCCGGGGCCTCCGATGGATTCCGTCTCAGCGTGAAGAAAGGCCGTGATGGCAAGGACGGCGCGCCTGGGAAGCCGGGCGAGCGTGGTCCAAAGGGTGAGGCTCCGGCTAGGAACTTCGTCTGATGGGCCTGAAACTTGTCACAGCGCCAACCAGCCAACCGATTACCTTGGCGCAAGCCAAACAGCAGTGCCGCGCAACGGAATTCACGGATGACGACGAGCTTATTGGCCTGTTCATAGACGCCGCCGTCGACTTTGCAGACGGTCCTTCCGGCTTTCTTGGCCGCGCGCTGATCGACCAGACGTGGGATTACTATCTGGACGCCTTTCCAGCGAGCGGGCCGATCGAAATCCCGCTTCCGCCGCTGATCGAGGTCATCGGCCTGTTCTATCAGGACGGCGACGGTATTGAGCAGGAGTGGATGTCGACGAATTACGTTGTCGACTCCAGCGGTAATCCTGGGAAGGTTTCGCTTGGCTCGGGTGTCTCCTGGCCGACGCCGATCGTCCAAAGTGAGGCCGTTCGAATTAGGTTCCGGGCTGGATACATTGTGGACCCGGGCGACTCGCCGATTGTGGAAAACGTTCCTGGGGCCATCAAAGCCGCCCTGCTTATCCATGTCGCGGACCTCTACGCAAACCGCGAAAGCTCAATCGTCGGGCAGACGGTCGCAAAGCTTCCTTGGTCCGCCGAACAGCTTCTGCGGCGGTATAGGTTTTATCTCGGGATGGCGTGATGTGGCCGGATTGGAGTGGCCAGGACGTCGCCATTATAGCGTCCGGCCCATCAACTAAGAATGCAGGCGTCGCGCTTCTAAACGGTCGGATGCGGGTCATCGCGATCAAGAAAAATATCGAGATCGCTCCGTTTGCTGATGTTGTTTACGGGTGCGACGGTCCTTGGTGGCGAAGCGTTCGCGGGCTGCCGGACTTCAAAGGGCTCAAGCTCGCATATGATGCTGGTGTCTGCACAGAATTCGGACTGCAGCAGGTCAGTATTCCGCAGCCGAAATCGAACGAGCTTCTATTCGACAAAGTCGGAACGGTCGGGGCTAGCGGAAATTCAGGCTTCCAAGCTCTGAACCTGGCGCTTCAATTCGGCGCCAAGCGGATCCTTCTGGTTGGTTTCGATATGCACGGACGAAGCGGCGAGCACTGGTACGGACGAAATCACTGGGCCGGCGGCAACAATCCGACGCATGACAACTATCGGCGCTGGGTGCTCGGCTTCGAAGGCTCCGCAAAGACGATCGATGACATGGGTGTTCATGTCATCAACGCATCTCCGATGAGTGAACTCAAGTGTTTCTCGAAAATGTCGATTGAGCAGACGCTGCAAGCTTGGAGATTGAATGCCGCGGCTTAGCACTAGAGAGACTGTGTGGGTTGGGTGGGATCCCCGAGAGGCAGCGGCATTCGCGGTAGCGTGCGAGACGGCCAAGTCCTACATGACGCGACCGATACCGGTTTACGGCCTGTTGCTGAGCGACTTGATCAAGAGCGGCCTGTACAAGCGCCAGATCGAATACAGGCCGAGCGCGGCAGACAAGCCTATCATGTGGGACGTTGTATCTGACGCGCCGATGAGTACCGAGCACGCTTGCGCAAGATTTTGGGTTCCGATGCTTGCGAAAACTGGCTGGGCTATGTTCGTCGACGGCGACGTTTTGTTCAGAGGAAATGTCGCTCGCCTGTTTGAGGAGCTGGATCCGTCAAAGGCTGTCTACTGCGTGCAGCACAAGCACGAGGCCGCGCCCGGTACGAAGATGGACGGGCAGATACAGACCGCGTATTCCAGAAAAAACTGGACAAGCGTAATGATCTGGAACGTCGATCACGTGGCGAACAAGGCGCTTACGATCGACGTATTGAACAATACTCCGGGTCGCGATCTTCACCGACTGTTCTGGCTAGATGATTCCGAAATCGGAGAATTGGATCAGGCTTGGAACGTCCTTGTTGGATATACTGATCCGAACGTCTCGGCCAAGATCGCTCATTTCACTTCCGGGACGCCTGACATGCCGGGCTTTGAGGCGCAGCAGTATGCTGACGAATGGCGGATATGCCGGGATAGCTGGGCTCGCGGCGCTCTGGGTTTCGACGGCGGATCTGTATGAACGATACTTGGCTAATCATCACAGCATTATGGATGTACGGCTTAGGGTTCATTACAGCTCACGCGTTCAACAACCAGCACAGCGCCTTTTGGCGCGGGTTCATTGACGGCCTGACCCTGCGACGCATTTGGCAGGCAAAACGATAGGCGGCACCTGCCTTTTCGATGCAGCGATGAAGTGGTGTGGAGGTTCCTTTAAGTCGGGGCGGCAATCCAGGCTCATCGGATGCGAGCGGCAGCCGGTATAGATTAGGCCGCACTACGCAGGAGGCGACAATCGGTCTGGGCGATAACATTATGGCTAGTGGCCTTGCACGTGACGCGCTGAAGGACCGAGGAGTCCGCGTAGCGTTCGGCGAGCGCGGCCAAGTCATCTGGGACAAGAACAGTGAACAG